ATTTCATTGAATTGAAACGTAAGTATCTGTTAGAATCAAAATTATCAATGATTAACCATTGGTTTTGAAAGGGGAATGTATATGTTATTAGGAAATCCATATGCGATTGACTTAGGAAATGGCTTTACAAAGCGTGCTTCTAAGAAAAATAAAGCATTAGAAGCTGATGTTATTACAGAATTATCGGTACTAGCGCCAGTAGATGATTATTACAATGAAGCTGAATTTACGAAAATCGAATTAACAAACACTGACTTTTCATACTACATAGGGGAGGAAGCAAGAAAGTCTAAACTTCCACTTGTGCGCGCTTTAGGAGAGAACAAAGCGAAGCGTTATGAGGACCCAATATTTAAGAAACAATTATTCGGATTCATTGCAAAAGACTTTAAGAAAAGTGTTACTATCCCGTTACTTGTTACTGGTCTTCCGGTATCTCATTTTGGAAATCAACGTGAGTCATTGCAAAAAGTAGCTATGGAAGAAACGGCTGTTAAAGTAAATGGTGAATTAATCACAATCAAAGTAAAACAATGCTTAGTAATTCCACAACCTGTCGGGACGCAATATTATTTGGTTAAAAAAGACATCATCAAAAAAGAAGATCGCATCCTTATTATCGATGGTGGTTTTGGTACATTCGATGTTACTGATATGTCTGGTAATGCTGTTATCGATCGTTTAGGAACTGAATTAGGTTGTGAGAAAGCATTCATGACTATTGAACAAATCGTTCGCGATAACATCGGCGAAACTCCTGATCTAAGCGTTTCTAACATGCACTACATCTTAGAGAATGGCTATAAGTATAACGGCTCTCTATACGACTTATACACTCACAAGGACGTAGCTGAAAATGTTGATGCTGAACTACAACGTCATTTTGAAGCAGCACTTCGTGAAGTTTCTCAAAAATTTAATTTAGCGGTGTACGATAAAATTGTATGGACTGGCGGAATGGCTGCACTGCACAAGAAACGTATCGAGAAGAAACAAGAGCAATACCCAACATTTACGGTTCTGGAAAATGGTCAAGAAGCTAACCTATTAGGATACTACCATTTAGGATGTGATGTCTTTGACAAACTTACAAAAGAAAAAGCTTCAAATTGAGCTTAACCCAAAGAAAGACAAAACAATTTATAACCTAATTGTGAAATTGGAACAAGAGGGCGAAGGAGAAAAAGGATACGTTAACAAGCAAGTTAAAAAACGTTTAGAAATGTATCAAGTTCTTTCTGAAGTAGCTGGAGAAGATGATCCAATTGAATTAGTGAAAAAACTGTTAATCAACATTAAAACTCATGGTGTACAGAACGATGCAGGCGAAGATGAAAAGCCTTCTGATGATGCTGTAGATAGTGCAATGAACTTAATCGCAGGATTAAATGACTGGTAAATGATTATGTTAGAAAAGAATTAAACTATATATAACCTCCTCTCTCCTACCTCTTTTTTTCATGGAATAATGGAATTATGGAAAAGTGTCCCTGAGATAAAAGAGAGGGAGGAGGTGAATTTTCGAAAGAGGGGAGCATCATGACAAATGTTAACCCTATGTTCGAACCTTCTAGAAAATCTACTACTATAACAAACTTACAACCTCGTAAAACTCGTTCTGATAAGAAAAAAGATGTAAAAATCCCCGTAAACGAAATACAAAGACAATTAATAAGAACATCAGCCTTCCAACAAGGAATTACAACTACACAATACATGTCTAAATTAATCACAGAACACCTCAGAATCGATTATATAAGCGAAATACATGCATACGAATATAAAGACACTAAAAAGTACATTCATGCGAAATTGGAGCAGGAAACACATTCTAAGCTTGTCCAATTAGCGATTGAATGGGGAGTTTCACAAAGAGCAGCAGCAACACGTATTCTTTGCTTTGCATTAAAAACAATGTGAGGTGTGATATATGTATAGCAAGTACGACATCATGACAAAAGAAATACAGCTTATGAGCGTTAATAGCTGGTGGGAGAAGGCAAAAATTGAATGGAGTTTAAAAGAGAAATATAAGTTTGAAGTTAAAATGTTAAAGATCTATCTTTTCCGTATGAGTATTATCATTGAGGATATGGAAGAAGAAAATTGTGAATGTGATGCTAGTGATCTTGCTGAAATACTTGTAGAAGATTTTCTTGAGCATATACGATCTAAGAATAGTATGGAACAGCTATTTCAAATTCTAGAAAGTAAGAAACACTATACAGAACATGAATTAGAATTTAATGAAGATGATGAGCGATACGGAACAATAACAGTAAAGATTGATAGAAAGACTTTGCGAAGGATTGAAGTGTTTTTCTCTGATATGGCTAACTTATTCCCCACACATGGATACACAGCAGATAAATTGATTAATATTTTGATGTGTGACTATATGAAGTTCTATGCCGAAGAACCGGGAAAAAAGCTGTCCTTATTGAAAAGAAGATTTTCATGATGTTTAGAATTCCTATTTTCGGGATGTTTAAAAAATGAAATCTTTGAC